CAAAAGGGTCTTTTTTATCTTTTTTATCACCACCTTTACCATCTGTTGTTTCAATACCTGATAAAGTATTATTTAACTCTAAGTTTTTAGCTTTAGCACTTGCAATAATACCATCTAATGTATCTAATAATGGTTTATTTTTATTTATAAGTGCAGCTTTTTGACTTTCAACAGATATAACTTTTCCACCAAAATCTCCAATACCTGTACTTTCAGTAATAATAGGCTTTAAAACACCTATTTGATTTTTTTGTTCTGCTAATATTTTTGCACGTTCAGCGTATGCAGCACTTAAAACTTGTTGTGTATTCTTTTCTTTATTAGCAACATCTTCTTGTATTGCGGCTACATTAACTAAATGTATTAAATATGCTTGATCTGTTTGTATTGTTGCATCCTTTATAGCTTTATTATCAGAATATAAAGCCTTTAGTCTTTTAAGTGCTTCTTCTTGTTTTTTTGTATCACCACCAGCAATAATATTAACTAAATTTAATCCAATAGTTCTATTTGATTGAGCCTCTCCAACTATTTTATAAATATCTTGATTTAACTTATTAAGTTCTTCTCTAAAAGTTTTTAACTTTTCAGTTGGTCCTTTAAAGAATGCAGATATTTCATCACTAAATGTAACTGCTAAAGAAGATACAACACCTAATGCAAGACCAATACCAGCTGGTCCTACTAATCCAGCAGCCATTGATTTCAATGCCTGTGTTGAACTTCCACTTTCTTTTGATAACCTTTGGAACGATTCTAATAAAGGATTTAAGTTATTTGCAATACCTATAAATCCATAAGGAGCATCCTGTGCAACTCTTGATAAGTTTGATAAAGCATTTGTTGCATCGTTAGTTGGTCTACTAACTCCATTCATTCTTGAACTTAATGTACCAATAGCACCTTCAACACTACTTATTTTTGTATTTAACTTTTGTATTTCGCCAACATCAGTTGATCTCTTTAATGCGCTTTGTAATTTCTTGAGTAAATTTTCGGCTTTTTGTATCTCAGCACCTAAATCTTCAGTCTTAGCGCCAATATTAATTTGTATATCTAAAAGTTCTGCTGCCATCTTTATTAATTTACTCCGTACAATTTAAGTGTTCTTGCCAGTTGTTCATCAGTTATCATCACTCTTTCCTCGTTAATATCTGCCTCATCCAAATCTGGAATACTCCAAAAAGCCTTCATACTTTTAGGAGTTTTTTCGCTTGTGGAACTTAGATATACAATATAGGCAAGGTTTCTAGTCCTTGCCCATTCGTTTAACTCGTTTCTTTCCTTACCTAAAACGATAATGGAAAAGTCCTTCCAAGTCATATCCCAAAATTCATTTGGTCTTATTCCGCACTCCGCAGCTTTAACTAAGATATCATCCCAGCTTAGCTTTGTTAGGCTTTTTTTTTTCTTCTTCCTTTTTTACCCCTGAAATGGTGTTGACTGTATTTTCAACGATATATTTTATATAGTCAATTATTTGACCTTCTTCGCTAAAAATAGAACCAACTTCATCTATCCATTCACAAGCATCATCAATTGTGTACTCAACTGCTTCTTTTTTACTTACACAAGCAGATTTGTAACCAATGTAAACAAGTTGAACTATTACATCCAAACTTGTTTGAGCCGTTGAAAGAACTTTGAAATACTCATCAATACCGATATTATTTACTTTAGTAAACTCACGCATTGACCAAGTACCCCACTTTAGGTGGATTGTGTTGTTGTTAGTCTTTAATTCGAACATAGTTTTTTATTTATTATGATTGCTCTGTTTGTGCAATAGGAGGTACGCTTACTACGAAAGTTGCAGTAAATTTAACATCATCTTTATCAGCAGCATTAACATTAAAGTTGCTAATAAAAACTAAACTTGTAGGAGTTCCGCCATAATAAACATCACCTGCTACTGGAGTTGCTTTACCCATCTTAATTGCAAATAAAGTCTTTGCAGCGTGAGCATCATACAATTGTTGGTAGCTATCTTTAGATGGAGTTCCTGTTTCATCAATCGCAAAACCTTCACACTCAAAAGATTGATTGAATGAAGGACTTGGAGTGTACTGATCTCCACATTTAGAAGTTGCATCAATTGTTCCTAAAGTTGATGTCAAAGAGTTGGTAGTCAAACAAGCAACAGGCTTGTATGTTCCATCATTGTTAATGTCAGCTAAGAGGATATAATCTCTTGCGCCTACTTTTGTTTCTGCCATTTTATTTAATTTTAATTTTGAGTTATGGTTATGTTATATGTTATTAATACTCTAAAAACGTTATCTAAAGGGTTTAAGCCATCTAAGTTTCTTATACTTTCTACACTTAAACTTGATGCAGTAAACCCATTTGATAGGGTAATAACTGAATCAGAGTTTATGTCTTCTAAAATCAAATCGCTTATAGCTTCAGCACGTTTATAACCAAAGTTAGCATTTTTTGTAATAATATCAACTGTGATGCTAATACTATTTGTATAACCTGCTTTGCCTTGTTCTTGGCTTGATGTTCTACCTGTCATAACAATATACTCATCACCAGCACCTTCAGGAGCAAAACCATCGTAAACAGACAATCCACTTGCGCTTGTCAAGTTAGTATAAAACCATTTCTTTATCTCAATATTAGGATTTAACATTCTTAATTGCGTTTAATATATTCTTAATCATTTTTGGCTTTTCTGTTTCAAACGCTGGTATTAAAAATGGTTGCGGTCGCATCCCCTTTTTTAGTATGCTTATAGCTATTGCATAAGCTACTGATTTATCATTGCCTCCACCAATACCCTTTCTTCTTACCCATAATGTCAAAGCCTCAACCATATCTTTAAAAGTACCAGCCTTTTTCCCTTTAAAACCACTTGCTAATTCCTCAAATCCAGCAGGTATGCTTACTTTACCACCTGTTCCAAATTCTACATAAGGTGCATAAGAAGCATTTGAACCAACAGTAAAAACAAACCCTTTTTCAATACTTTTTTCTTTTAAGTAAATACTATTCCTTAATTGACCAAAGTTTATAGGTGCTAATCTCTTTGCTCCTGATTGTATATTTAAAGCAGATACACTTATTTCATCCTTTACATCTTGCTGAACCTTAACATCTAAGGTATCAAGTTTCTTAAGAACGTCTGATAAATTACTTATGTCAAAAGTAAAACTTGGCATTACTTGTAAATTATTAACTCCAAGAACCTATTTTGGTTCTCTACGTTCTTAATGGAATGTATTGTGTATCTATCGCCTTCAATCTCTACTTCGTATGAATCTAATATAGTAACCCCAAAACGAATATAAAGCCTGTTTCTTTGGTCGAATTGTAATTCTGACTCTCCTATCTCACGAACTTGATTATCTGGTCTTAAATCGCCCCAAACTGTGCTTTGTAGGGCAAATGTAGTAGTAAACCCACCTTGACCATCACTTGTCCTTGTTGGAGCATAGATTTTGACCTCACGAGTCATCGTGTTGGCATCAACGTAGTTTGCTTTCGCTTTTCCTAACTTCATATTATAAAATTGGGCTTATTCTTGTCCACCTTTGGCACGCTTTCCAAGACTTCTCACAAATACCTGAATCGCTATCTAATCCTCTATTCTCGTAATCGTAGCTGATTTGATCTAATATAGCTAATTTAAGGTCTTTAGGGATAGTTGTGTAACCAGCCTCATAAGTAGCCTTTAAATTGGCATATCTTGGAGATGATAGTTTAGGGAACTCATTACCTATTAATTGTAGGTTAGGTGTTGTAATCTCTAAAGCATCTTGCTCCATATCAAACAACTCAAACGTATCAATGTCAACTGGTCCGAAAGGAATATCAAAGTTGCCACTAATATTGTTGAAATATGTAGTGATGTCTTTCGGTATTAAACTCAATCCTGTTGCGACTTCGATAGCTTCTCTTGCTTGTGTAATCATTAAAGTGATTAAGGTATCTTCAGCACTTGTTGTAACACGGCAATACAATTTTGCCTCTGCTAAAGTAACTGGCTCTGTTATTGGTGCGATAGGAACGGCACTAAAGTCATTAATATAATTAGAATAAGACATATCCTTTTTTTACAAAATTACTTAATTTATTCCAATAAAAAACCCCCACCGAATTGGCAGGGGTTATTATTTACTAATCCTTAGAATTAACCTACGTTACCCATATCAGCAAAGATTGCAGATGTAGTCAACATTAAGTTGATGTCTTCGTAACACTCAATACGAGCAGTTACCAAGTTCTTTTGGAAGTTCTCGCCATTCTCATAAGAGAACTCGATAGCTAAACCTTCTACTTCAACTCTCTCTAAGTAGCTTGCGTCAAAGATTAAAACTTTGTCATCAGTTACCCAAGATGCAGATACAACTGGTACACCCCAGATTGTGATTCCGCCATTAGGGTTTACGATAACACTACCAGCACCAGCATAGTAACCAGCAGCGATAGTTGCTTTCAATAAACGACCCATTTGAGTTTGAGATACTAAAGCATAAGAAGGAACAAAGTTCGCAGTCTTTTGGTTAGCGATATAGTCTACTAATTGTAACAAATCGTTAGTTTCAGCAGTTGTAGTTGAACCAGTTGCAGCAACAGATACAGTAGAGAAGAACGCAGCGTTCTCAGCCTTGAAGAAATCTCTTTGTAACATTCTTGGTAAAGTTTGAGTCATGAAAGGTAATGACTTCAACATTTGCTTAGAGAAAGTAGAGAAACCAGCAAGGTAGTCGTTTACAACTTTAACTTCAGTCAAAGAGTAGTTGTTCTCACCTTTATCAGAACCTTCAGTTTGAGCAGCGATGTTGTTAGTCAAACCGCTATTCTCACGATAGTAAACATAAAGACCGCTTTCGCTTCTTACAGTTGGGATCAAATCACGGAAGTTGATGCTTTGAGCAGGTTGGATAGCTGGATTTGGAGCATAAGATGCTTGAGCATCACCAGTTAAGTTACCACTTAAAGTCATAGTCTTAACGTCAGATAAATCTAAACGATACTTACCATTGTTCTTTAAAGACTTCTCCATTGCGTCGAAATTACCATCTAATTTCTCTAAGATAACTTCGTCCATAAATTTAACTTCTTTCTTAGCAGCTTTCTTTTGAGATGCTAATTGTCCGTCGATTTGCTTTTGTAACTCGTCTTTTACAACAGTTACTTGTGCAGCCACCTCTTTGATTTGGGCTTCTGCATTAGCTTGAAAACCTTTAAGGTTCTCAGCCATTTCATTGATTAAATTTTCCATTTTTACTTTTTAAATAGATTGTTAAATTGTTTAATTGCCTTTAATACTTCCTCATTATTCTTTTCTTCTACCACTGGTGTCGGCTCAACTGATGGCTCGGGTTGAGTGATTGTTTCAGTAATTTCCAAAGCCAATAATTCAGCTTGTATTTGTTTTATTTGAATCTCCATTAAAGCAAAGGTGTCATCTGTGAATGTACCACCTCTAAATGCCTTAATTAAGTTTTCTAATCTTATTGATAAGTTTTCTTTAGTTTCTTTGAACTCACCCTTGAAACCCAAAGTTGGAGTTTCAGGATTAGCACCCCAAAGAACCGCAGAACCTTCATATAGTTTTAACTCTGTGATTGTACGCACACCAGTCTTTTGGTTTACATCAGACTTTAACGTACTAAAACCGATTGAGTGTTGATTGATTAAACCAGCTTCATATAACTTGATAGCGTCTTCGCCACATTCAGTTTCTATTAAGTCGGTAACCGCAACAAGCATATCGCCTTCGATATACAATTCTTTAGGCTTACCCAAAGTATGTGCCATATCAGCTTTGTGGTCTACTAAAGACCAAATCATATTCTTGCCTTTTGGTCCACGTTCTTTGATAGTCTTGGTGAACGCTTCAGCAACGATAATATCGCCATCTAAATCAACGTTACCAATTCTTGACCAACACGCTTTAACTGTTCTTGATTCTGGCTCTATATCCAAAATCATATCATTGTAGCTTTTGTTTTCAATCTTACTCATATAACAAAGTTATTAATTTTTTTTAATCTGCTAACAAATCTCTTATTAAATTAGAAATTTGCATTAAAGCCACATTATTTATCAGATTCCAAACCAACCCCATATCACCCATTGGTGGGTTATCTTGCAATCTTTTTGGCTTTCCATCTGTGCCTCTCACGGCTTCGTAACCTAACGTACAACGGCAGTTGATAACATCGCCAGCACTTCCACTTGGGTCGCAAGGATGTAACATTTGCTCAAAACCGCCGTACTTAGTCTTAACATTAAATTTTTCATCGTATGCTATTTTTATTCCATCCATATGAAAATGGTCAAATGCATCTGGAGGTACTCTCCTTGTTCTTGCATCTCTTGATGCTATCCACTCTTTTATAGTTACAAGTCCAGTTGCAGTTACACCAATCATAGAACCATAATTTGCAGCTTTACCTGTTTCCGTTCTTGCTATCATCTCTGCTCTGTAATCCGTTATACCAGCCGTTCTTAATAGCTTTATTGTTTCTTGCATAGTTAAACCTTCTTCAACTGACTTCATTAAGTATTGTTGAATTTGGTTTTTAGTTGTTTGAGTTATCTCTTTTGCTACTTTATCTAATCCTTTTTGTTCTAAATAAGCTAACATAAGGTAAGTAAACAAATCAGTTTGATTATTCTTAAACTCATCTGGTCCTTGATATCCTTTAACAGACTTAGAAACATTTTTATTTACAATTTGTGCCATCTTAACCCCCATTGCAATATGAAGGTTTTGGATGGTCTTTTTTATCTTTTTATCGCTTATAGCGTTTAAATCTTGGGTATCGCAATAAGTATCTACTTGCCTTTGTAGTTCTTTCTTGAACTTAGGCGAATAGGTTTTTATTGCGTTTAAGTATAGTTTCCTATAATCTTGCCAAATCATTATTCAGGTAGCGTTAATGGTTGAAACTCATCTGGACTTTGTAAACTTGAAGGAATATATAGTTTCTCCATTTCTGCTTCGTCTATGTAAGGTGGAATCTCTAATCCCATAATATCCATCTTTTGCTTAGGTGCAATCCACCACGCTTTATCTAACCATTCAACTTGCTCTGCTTTGTTCGCTTCTAACTCACTGTAAACAGTTGGGTCAAAGTCAACATAAATGTTACTTCCACGATAACCCCAATCAGAATGCAATTTTCTATTCAAGTTATCACGAATACCTACTAACAAAGGAATAGCGCAACGTACTGTCAATGCTTTCTCTCCTTCTCTTTGGTTGTTGTAAGTCTTGTTATCAGCATCGTTTAATAATTGAGAAGGTACTCCGTAAATATTGCAAAGTGCTTTCATATCCCACTTCTCACTCTCTATGATGTCTAATTCAACAGGACTCAATCCGATTTGTTTCCAATCTACTTTGTAACCACTAACCGCAATAGAATTAAAGTTAGCTGATCCACCTTTCTCGCTCACCGCCTTTTTAAGTGCTTGTGCTTGTTGTGTTCCGCTAATTGGGTCAAAGCGTTCATCATTCATAAAAAGAACTCCAGCTGGACCACCATTCTGGAAGGAAGCAACCGCAGCAGTCTTCGCTTCGTTTGAACGAGTCAAGTTTTTCGCAGCAGCCATTAAAGGAGATTGACCATATAGTTGATTCCCAGTTGTATTCCATTGTAAGTTTATGTATTTATCTTGTAGTACTTCTTTTTTACTAAAGTTCCAAAGTGGACCATAGTTTAATTGGTAACCGCTAATAGTTGGAGGGAAGTTTTGAATGTCCGCTAAAACGTACATATATTGAGAAGGAAGCACGTACATTTCATACGGCTTACCATCATTGTTACCACCTTCAATCATCTTTGCGTAAACAAAAGAGTTTCCTGTGATTAACTTAAAAGTACACCAAGCCTCAACGAAATCGCCGAAGGTATCTTCTTCGTTAGGATATTTTAATAACTCGTTTAATCTTGCATCGCCTGTATATAGTTCAAACGCTTTCTTATGTAGCTTCTCAACGTCCTTCCAGTTCTCAATCTTATCTGGTTGGCTCATCAACGCTTTATACTTCTTTGCTGAACTTTCATCAACAACTTTATAAACGTGGAATGGAGCAAGTTTTGCTTTGTCAGCAATTAATTTAACGATTGAGTAAACTATGTCGTTTGCAGCATAACCATCATTTACGAAACTAATGTTATCGCCGCCTTGCCAAGTGATTATCCCTTGTTGTATCGCAACTTGTCCGTTAAAAGGTATCTGTGGTAAAACTGTTGATAGTTTTTGTCTTTTACTAAAAAAGTCAAGTAATCCCATTATATATGAATTTTAACAAAGTTAGACAATTTATCCTAAAATACCGACACCTCAAATTTGGGCTTGGTTAAATGTGTAAACACGGCATACCTACAAGCATCCATCAAGTCATCATTTGCCTTTACAGGTTCTTCTATTACGTTATCGTTTTTATCCTTTTTCCATTTGTAAGACATAAACTCCCTTCTAAGGTTTTTGCTATTGTAGTGCAAGTTTATAGGGTAAGACTTCATCTTTACAATTCCTGCCCATACATCCTTTTGCGCTGGTTTAATGTTAAAGCCTTGTCGGTATAGTTCCTCAATAGACTTAGGCTCGGCAGCATCCGCATAGATAGTTGCACGTTCAGGTAGCTTCTCTCTAATCAATCTTGATAGGTCGCTAAGAGTCAGTCCGCTTTGATAAACTATTTCCTCAAAGTAGTTTTGTCCTTCATAGTGAGTAACCTTTATAAGTGCTGCTGGGTGAACGTAACCAAAGTCCAATCCGTAGAACACATCGCCATCAGGTGCTTCATCGTATTGTTTCCATTGAGTATAAATGATTTCTTTTGCAGAGCCTCGTTCTCCTAAGCCGTAAACCTTCCACATAAAGTCATCAGGCAAATCTTTGTATTGCTCAATGTTTCTTATTTGGCTTTCGCTTAAGTTAGTTATGTTGTTTAGGTAGGTAGAATGTATGCGTTTGTTATTTGGGTTATCAGCTACTTCATAAACCCAAGAAATAAAGTCGGCTGGATTCCAGTCTAAGAATGATTGTCCTGTTGTACGAATTAGAAGCTGGTCAAATAAAGCCTTACTAATAAGGTTTGCCTCGTTTACAAATAGTATATCCCTTGCTGGTCCTTTTGCTTTGTCAGGGTCTTCAAGACCAAATAACTCAATGTAAGAGCCGTTTTTAAACGTATAAATAAAATCGGTATATCGGAAATCCTTTTCATCCCATATACCCCATTGTTCCATAATGCCTTTAAAATCCCTGTAAACTCCACGCTTAATATGTGGTAGGGAATGAGAAACGCACGATATCCTTGTATTAGGTTTAGTTAAAGCTATGTGTATTAGTAATTGAACAACCGAATAGCTTTTACTTGATCTTGAGCCACCTTCATTGCATATTATCGGATATCCTTCCTCGTATGCCTTTTTGTTGGCATAGAATACAGGTGTAGCCTTAATCTTTAATTGGTTGACAATCTGCATCTGGTTCTATTGTGATTTGCACATTACCCTTTATGTCAGCGGTTATGTCGGTTGTTTGTTTAGGTTTACCTTCTAATCTATCGACTACTGCTTCATAGGCTCTTTGGTCTCCTCTTAATGCCTTTGATATCATTTGCATATCCATAAGTTCAAGCACAGTAAAATCTTCTTCTTCGCCTGTAATTGGGTTGCGTTTCTTTTGTACTAATTCAAGTAACCTAAGTAAACGAGTCTTTGAGTTTTGAACTCCTTTAGGTCGACCATTTGGGTTACCAGATTTCCCTTTTTCAAAGTGTACTAAATTATCTATTCCAGCCATTGTATTTTCATTGTTTTTACAAAGATATGCCACAATTAGGGCAAACCTTTCCTTTTTTGGTATTGTCTATTGATTTTGGTTCTTCATTTGTTGGAATGAGAAAGTCAACATTAACACCCCAATCGCTTAAATCTCCAATTTCCCAATTATCATTTGCCAACATATCCATATCCCACATTCCATAGTGAGTATTGTCTATGACCAATAACTTTTGCTTTTCTCTTTCGGTTAAGTTAGGCATTTTAATTACAGGCACATCTTGGATGCCTAATTCTAAACAAGCACGATACCTTTGGTTGCCTCCTAAGATTACATTGTTCTCATCTATAATTAACGGCTTTGCTTCAAGTAACTTTTGGTCATCTTGAATAGACTTAACCAACTTTGCAAAGTCATCAGCATCAATCTTTCTTGGATTGTTTGGATTAGGTTTTATTTCGTTGATGTTCATTATCGGTTTTTTGTTGGTGTTCGTATTGAAATAATACTATCTACTTTCTTTTCTAAATTGTCATAGCCTACCCATTTGCCACACTTAGTACATTCAAATTGGGTTTCTTTAATCTTAGCGAACCATACATATCCTTCGGTAACTGAACCGCATTTACAAGTATATAGCTTCTTTCCGTAAGTGTCTTTCATTATTTACCTTGTTTACGATATAATTTAACTGGTTTATCCTTTGGACCAGATGTCTTTTTATACTTTCCACATCGTCTTTTCCCAAAGCTAACTTTGTTATTGCTGCTTACTTTTGCCATTATAGTTGTTTATTAAATCTGCCATAAAATTAAATCTTTCTTCTTGTGTTTCTCCAAATACATAATGCGTAGTTCCATCAATGTCAAAAACATAGCAAGGATAACCCGCTATTTCTTGCTCTTTGCACGTTTCAAATATGTTACTTGTATCTATCAATTAATTCGTTTAATTCGCTTCTTGTCCATTTCTTAACCCTGTTATTAACCGCCTCAAACTCTAACTCTTTGACTGCCTTCTCTCCAATCCTTTCTACTAAGCCTATTCGGTACATTGCTTGATTGCCGTGCTTATACATATTGCACCCAGCACATTGTAAATGGATATTCCATTCGTTAAACCTCAAAGCACTAAACCCTTTAACCGCAAAATAATGCCCTGCTTGATTACCATTGTAACTTCCGCAACTAATACAAGGCAATCCTTCATCTCGTTTCCTTATGTAAGCATTAACTACCTTTTGGGTCTTTTCTAACAACTTTGGTAAAGGTATCAATGGCATTATGCAAAATTAGGGTTACTTTTTCAATCTAACAACACAAAGTCGGTCATTATGCTTGTAGCGTTTCTTATTAATTGGGTTCATATAAATCATAATCGTTTTATAGTCAGTACCTAAAAACCTAATTGCCTTTGCTATTGACCTAAACCATATTTCTTCTTTTGTATCTAAATAAATTAATTTAACCTCAATGTTGTTGTCTATTCCTGTCATTAATCATTCGTTTTATTTCAAAGTATAAATGTGCCGTTAAATAAATGCAGCAAGCTAAAGGAACACTAATGAGCGTAAACTTTAGTAGTTCGTAAATAAATGTTAATTGTTTCATAAGTTTAAAAAATCACCCCAAGTCCTCGTAATTACTATCTTGGTTAAAAATATTAATATCTTGAGGTGATTAAAGTTGGTTTTGTAAATATAGGTACAAAGAATATCTTTTGCACTCATTTTTTATAAATAATTCATCATTTAATCTTTCCAATTCTCTATCCGTTTTGGCATTGACCTTGTAGTGAGCAATAACCTTAGCTTTTATCTTTTCCGCTACTTCCTTAGATAGATTAGTAGTGTTTAAATCTTTACGCTTCCATAGTATATCAAAAGCCATTGTGTTAAGTAGTTTCCAATCCTTTTTAGCCGACTTTTCCCAATTTTGGTACAATGCCTGAATAATCTCATCATCTTGTATTTTAGGTATCTCTATTTGCGGTGGCTCGGTATAAGTCTTGTTTCTTACTTGAACTGCTATTGGTTTGTAAGCTGCCATCACATCCCCAAAGAATTTAGGGTTAAAAGTAATCGCTTTGTCAACTGACAATTTACCCATTGCGTAAAGTTCAAAAGCTACCCCTAATTCCTTTAGTTTGTAGTTTCCGTAATTCTTTATTACAAATTCGCATAAAAACTGAAAAAACTCTATCGTAGGTGTTTGACATCCACTCAAAGCAATACAGGTCTTTAGGTGTTCTTTTACCTCAATTGGCGAACATCTACCTACGCTCATTGTTTCTAAAGCACTATAAACCTTTAACTCATCAGGCTCAAGTTTATTATAAATTTCTAAGTGCAATAGCTTCTCGCTCTGCGTAAGAGAGTTTACTATTGTTGCTAATTCCTGTTGCATTTGGTTTATAGTTTATATGAACAAATTTTCCTTCCTTTAAATCCCTTGCCATCCAATTTTTTGCGGTTGCAATCCAATTTAACTTCTTTTCCCCATTTGAATCCGACCAATTTTTAATTACTTCGTGATAATATTCAAAATTAGCTTCTTCATATTGACTTCCAATAAAAGCTACCTTAAATTTATTTATATCTAAATATTCAGTTTCACTAAATAACGTTTGCTTATTAACCTTTACTTTAGTTTCTTTTACTTTACTTTCCTTTTCTTTCCTTTCCTTTGCATTACCCTCCCCAATAGCCACCCCATTAGCCTCCCCATTTTTCCATCTATTAGCAGCGCCTAATTTACCTTTTTCGCTTAAATTTTGCCTTAAAGCTAAATGATTTTGCAATCTTTCCGAGTAAAATTCTCCAGATGCTACTGTGAATAAATCAAAGTTGTGTACTACTCCATTAACCTTTACATCGGTTGTTTGCATTTGCATAGCTAAAACAGGTATTAATTCCAATGGTAATTTACCTCCTGCATTTGCTAATTGTTCAATTAAAAACCAATAAATACCATAACCTTCCATACCAAGTTGATGCCTTAAAAAGAGTATCTTGGTATCATTAGCCGAATTGTAATCGTGGCTAAAATAATAACTGTTACTTTTCATAAATAAAAAAGCCCGCAGATTTGCTGGTAGTACGAGTACCAACGCCTCCTTGGGCAAAAAGTTTTTAATTAGAATCTCGTACATTCTATTGCAAATATAATCAATTAACCGAATATTGTGCTATTTGCTTTTTATTTTTTAGCTTAATAATGGTAGTTTTAATGTTCATACCATCATTCCTAAGGTCTGCTATTCGTGCTGCTAATCTAAAGCATCCGAACTTGTTTAAAGCATCAATAGGGGTTAATTTTCTACCTTTATTTAGGTAGTTTGCGATTTGTGTTGTTTGGCTCATAGTTGTAGGTTTTAAATTTGCGCTTTACGTTTTCGCCCAACGTGGGGGTTAGAATGGTAAATTGTCTTCTGATTCTTGTTGGTTTACGGCAAATTCTTTTTTACCTGTTGGCGCATTGTAAGAAACTTGTTTACCTCTACCACAATAGTTTTTCTTTGCTTTTTCGGCTCTTTCCTCTTGTGATTGGTTGTTCCATACTGTGTGCGTGTTTCCTTTGTCATCTGGTTCTTTTAAGAAGTCGGTAGCAATATTTGCGTAGTTTTTGCCGTTCTTAGCTTCTTTCCAGTTAATGTCCTCTTTGCAAATGTTTAATACAATCATTGTTTTTAGTTTAATGTTTATTTAATTGTTCTTGTTCTAATGCTATTTCATTTTGTCTATCTTGTTCTAATTCTTCCTCATCTTCTTCTTCTTCCCAATCGCAATGTTCCATACAATCAGGGCAAATGTCGATTTCTTCCATTGTGGTATGTGCGCCGCAGCAAGTTGAAAATGGCATAGTTAATCGTTTAAATAGTTTTCAAATACCTCAAATTTATCAGATAACATTTGATAAGGAATGTAATCCCTTTTAGGTTGATCTAATAACTCTGGGAAGTACTTTTGTTTATGTAATTTAAGTTTATACTTAGCTGCATTTAATTTATTAATCATTTCCGATGCATTTTGTGGGTAGCTTGTTTCTACTTTGTAATTCCAAAATTTAACTTCCTCTCTTAAATCCCATAGTCTTTTTAATGGTGTCATAAAGATTGTTTTTTCTTGGTAAATAATTTAGTTACATCTTTAGTTGCAAGTTCGGTATTTAGTGCGTAAAGTTGGCTTAATTCGGTAGTATTTATGCACAAATCAATAGCTAATTCCAAGTCATCAACGCTTTCGTGTGTCTTAATGTAGGATGGGGTTTCCTCTGTTGATTGAGCCATTTCATCTCCTGTGTAAAGTCCGCTTAAGTCCTGTGGGTAAGCCTTTCTTAAAGCTAATGCCTCTGCAACTTTACTTAACATTGTATGTGGCATCTTCGCCCATAAACCCATTGGTTTGCCATCGTTTGTTCTTTGGCAATATTCATCCCAATAAGCCACACCTACCGATGCTTCATACCTTGTTTCTCCGTGAAATCTAAATACTGATACCTTACAAGATATTAACTTACCATCTTGTTCTACAAAGATTGGTTCGCTTTGACCCCCATAGTTTCCGCTTCTTTCAGCGATTACTCGGAAGCCATCAATACTTGTTTGAATGGTCATTTTTTTACTCCATCCGTTTGGTGTTTTTACGTTCCTGTGGATGCAATAAATTTGTCTTGATAACGCATCAAGTCCTGTGCGTTGTGCTTGGTAAAGAAATAGTTTTAGTTCATCAACTGTTGCCTCTGGAGCAATCTGCGATTTTACTAATTCTACTTGGTCTTTCGTGTACGAAAGTTGTGGCTTTTTAGCCAGTTGTTGTTCGCTCATATTGGTTGGTTTTAGAGTTTAAAATTAACTACTTTGGTGTTAATAACCAAATTAAAGTAGCACATTTAAGTTGAAAATGTCATTTTTTATGGTATCATCAAACTTATTTGACAATTGACCTTTAATCTTTGAAATAGAGTGTAAAACTGTGGTTCTATCCCTATTGAACAATTTGGCTATTTCCTCGCCATTTAATTGGGTCTTTTCCTTAGTGAAATACATAGTCATTTGTCTTGCCAAAGTAACCTCCTCGCCTCTATATTTGGACATCATTTGTCCGTACTTAATTTGATAATAATTGCAAATCTTTTCAGCCATTTGGATTGCGTACTCCTTTTGTTGTTCTTTGTCCATTCGTATTGTTTTTATGTTTAAATGTTTGTCTAATAAATCCTTTAATTGGTTTATTTCTTGCTTTAGTTTTTTGTTCTTTTCTCGCAAAACCTCTATTTCAAGTTCTGCCATATATGTTTTATGTACTTCTCTCATTAGAAATGTAAAAGGTTTATTGGTAACATAAAGTCCTCCGTTAAAGTATAAAGGTCTAAAATCAAGTAATGGTAGCTTTTAAGGATTCTGCGCTGGATGTCATTCATCCTTGCAATCTTAATTAGTAAATCTTCCTCGCTAATCATTGTTCTTGTATCATCCAATCCTCGCCTCCATTCAGCAAGATCATTCTCAAATAGATTTTGCCTTCCCTGTGCTTGTTTTAGCAGTTCCAGTAGGATTGTTGCTCTTTTGTGCAACTTTAGTTGTTTCTCCTGATAGATTAGTTTGCTCATATTGTTTTAGGATTTTGTAAACCAACTTACTTAAGGTTATGCCTTTTGAGTCGGCTTCGGTTTGTAGATTAGTCTTGATTTGTTGACTGACTAAGGTTGTTATTAGTGATTTCATAGATTTCATTAATGCCTTTTGCTAAGTCTAAACAGGCTTCAACTGTTTCTTTTACATAGCCATCATTGGGCATAGTTAATAATTTAGTTTCTAAAGTGTGGATGTAAAGTTGAATTGGTGTCATAGTTAAATGTTTTGAAGGATTGCGGTAATTAAAAATGCCACGCATACAATGATAAATGCGTAAATAGGTTTGATGCTTTCAGCTTTGTAGCGTTCGTTTGCTTTTTCCTGTGGTGTTTTTAGTCTGTTCATATTGGTTGTTTTGGTTTATGAAATCAAAGATAGGGTAAAACCTTATAACTTTATCAAACAAGCCAATTATTTTAAATAAATGTGATGAACGGCAAATATTAATGATGAATGGCATAAAAAACCCCCAAATAAGACTAAATGGGGGTTAAACCTAAGTTCTCCAATATGAACTGCAAATATATATAAAAAACCCCACCTTTTTAGGGATGGGGAACTATGAACCAACAACTATTTAGAACCATCTTGTAATGGTGTATCGTTAGAATTATCTACCATTCGGTATCCTTGTTGCCAAAGAACCTTACATAAAGTTACGCTTTTCTCAATAATGGCTTCTTCTTCATCCATTGGATTGAGGATATGTAAGCACTCGTGCAACAGGATTTCAAGCTGCTTCTTGCCCTTTAGCCGTGAGTCAATATACACTACACCATCACTTTCAGCAATGCCGTGCGCCTGTTCCCTTCCTAATTTTCGGTATATGACTTTAATC